GCACCACGCGCATGTAGGGATAGCCCAGCAGCGCGCCCATCTCGTTGGAGGAGACGGAGAAGCCGCCCGAGCTGGAGGCCAGCACGAGGATCGCCGCGCCGCTCTTGTCCACCAGGCCGCCGCCGTTCGTGCCGCTGGCATCGCGGGCCACCTGGATCGTGACCGTGCAGGCCGTGCCCAACGCCGGCACCACGAGCCCCAGCTCGACGGGGTTGTCGATGGCCGTCCACGGGCCGTTGACGTTGCTGCCGGCGTGGGCGACGAGCATGGCCGTCTCCTGCCAGGGGGTGCGCATCATGCGTCTCCTTGCGGGCGCGTCTCGGCGATCAAGAGGCCCGCGCCCAGGCCGCACAGGTAGGCCAACACCTCGCCCACGTCGGCGGACAGGTATTCCGCCATCTCCTCGATCACCGTCTGCACCGGCAGGCGGCCGTGCATCTCGCGCAGGTGCGCGGCCGCCAGCGCCGCCGCGTCCCGCGTGACGGAGAGCGTCTGCTTATCCAGCGCGCTCCGGTATCGCTCCCAGCGGTTCCAGTCGAGGCGGGCGGCGCCCGTCATCAGCGGCCCGCCCAGCGGTTCACCAGCTCCGGCACGCCGCCGAACGGCTCGCCGTACTGCTCGATGTGCTGCGGCTGGCCCGGCGCCATGCCCGGCGGCACGATGGAGGAGGCCAAGGGATTCGGCGCGCCCGCGCCCAGCCCCATCGCCCCCGCCATGATCTCGCCCGCGCCCGCGCACACTTCCGGCACGTGGCCGGTCGGCGGGCAGGTGTAGACCGTCAAGCTATCCATGGTTGTTCTCCTGGTGTCAGACTGGTGTCAGAGTGGTGTCGGTGAAAGGCCGGGCAGCCGAGAGCGAGCATCTGTCCGGGGTGGGGGAAAGGACGAAAGCCCTCCCCGGAACCACGCCCCCGGCCGCCCGACATGGGTAGGAAATTGGGATGGTTTCAGGAGCGCAGGGTCTGCCGGATGAGCGTCAGGCCCTCCGCGCCCGGCCGATCCCCGGCGTGCGGGGCCGGCGGCGCGCCGGTGTTGGTCGCCTCGGCGTTCATGCCGGTCTCGATGTACTGGCCGCCTGTCTGCAAGAGCCCGAGCACCTGGCCCTGGCTGTGCTCCGGCGTGTGGTTCGGATCGTTGGGACGCGCCGCGAAGGGTCCATTGCTGGGCTGGGAAAAGACATCCGAGACGTCCTGTACCTCAAGCGGGCGGTTCATTGCTAACTCCTAATGATTCCGGTCAGGCCGGCTGGTGCCGGTAATATCGGACGCCTGCTGCGGGATGGCCGGCGAATACGGATCGTTGTCCAGCGGGAAGCCCGGATCGACGCCCGCCCAGTTGGGCGCGTGCGAGCGATACAGCGCCTGCGCGTCCGCCGTCGTCGTCCCCGGCAGCGTCTCGCCCGCCAGAGTCGCGGCAATCAACTGCTGCGCGTGGTCCGCCGCCGGCACCGGCAGCAAGGGTACCGGCACGGGTATCCCGCCCGCCCCGAGCAAGCCGCTGGGCAGCTCGGGAAAGCCGGTGGCCGGGTTGGCGTGCGTATCGCTCCACTCGCCGGGATTACCGCGCAGGTCATGCCATGCTTGCGGATTATTGGCTTTCATCGGCAGCGTCCTCCACGCTCTTGGGCGTCAGCACGACCAGACCCACGCCCCGGCCCTCCTGCTGGGCGGCGAGCAAGGTCTCGTAAAACGCGCGGCTCTGGCGGGCATCCCGAAAGCCGAGGGTGACGGTGACGCGGCCCCCGGAGGCCGCGGTGACGCTGGAGACCTGGGCCGGGTTGGTCATGGCGTCTCCTCGCGCCGGCATTTCCTAGAGGAATATGCGGTTGCTCTGTGGAACGCTGCCCCTGGGAAAGGAGACCGGTTCCAATGCGCGATCGCACCCCTCCATCGCTCAAGGCGAAGGGACATCAGCTCACGATGACGATTAAGCAATGCTGCGTCTGCACGGAAAACTTCCAGGTGCCCCGCAAGCTGGCGAGGCGATATGTCACTTGCAGCCCCACGTGCAGCGCTGCCAAGAAAAGCGAGGAGAGGCTGAAGGCGCCCGCCATGGTCTGCTGCCGGCAATGTGGCCTCACCTTTCGCCGTAAAAAGAATCTGCGGCCTCTCTACTGCTCGGACGCGTGTCGGATGAAGGCACTCAACGCTCTGCCGCGCCGGCCGCGTCCCTCTCACCCTTACCGGACGAAGGCGGGATACCTCCGGCTGAACGTGACGGTAAATGGCGTCCGGCGATTGGTTATGGTTCATCGGCAGGTAATGGAAGTCCATTTAGGCCGTCCTCTCAGGCCGGAGGAAGTGGTTCATCATCGCAATGGAGACAAGGCGGACAACCGCATAGAGAACCTGGTTCTGTATCCGAATCAGGCCGCACATTTGCAGGCTCACTGCTCCTCGCTGAATCGGCCGGCTGCACGGGAGATGGCAGATTCTTGAGCCAGTAGCGCTGCAGCTTCCATTGAGGCTCAGGGCATGAATGGATTCCCCGGTAGGGGGAGCGGTGACAATCGGCGCAGAGCACGCGCAGGTTTCCATCGCTCTCCACCCAGCAGAGGAAGGCTTCCTCATCGGTGATGTGGTATTCAGGAAAGAGCGCCGCGAACTTCTCCACGTCCACCCCGGCAGCGGCGGCAAATTCAACTTCCTGGTGATGGAGTTCCAGGTGCTCCTTCGTGCCGCAGATCCAGCAGCCCACGCCCGCCGCGAGAATCCGCTTCCGAGCGTGCTCGAACAGGTGGTAATGGCTGTCTTCGGATCTCGGAGGGTGCTCAGGAAAATAGAACGCCAACCGCAGGGTCTCGTGCTGCACGTGTGCCGGCGTCATCCCTCATCCCCCAGCCCCACGCTGCGACAGCGCACCTTCGCCCGCGCCATCAACTGCGCGATCGCGCTCCACGAGCGCCCGGTGGCATCGGCGATCTGCTGCTGCGAGAGCCCCTCGCGAAACGCGGCGCGCAGCACGGCGGCCTGGCGCGGCGTGGCAGTCCCCAACGCCTTGACCCAGGCGGCGCGGCGGTCCATCTCGTCCAGCAGATCGACGGTGAAGTCCGGCGCGGCCGGCTCCAGTGTCGTGATCGGGTGGCCGATCATCTCCTCCAGGCGCTGCTGGGCGGCAGCCAACTCGTCCACCGAGACCACCTCCGGCGGCGCGTAGCCTCGCCGCCAGCCGTAGTGGGGCAGGTCACTCTTCGGGGAGCGCAGCCATTCCCGCGCCGCGTAGTCCGCCGCGCGCACGGCGATGGTGGACAGCTCGTAGCCCATGTCCCGGGTCTTCTCCACCGCCTTCCACGCGGCGATCAGCGCCTCCTGCCGCATATCGTCGTAATCGCCCCGGTCTCGCCAGCGCGCCAGGCGCCACTCGACGAGCCGCTCCAGGTTCCGCATCTGCTCGTGGGTCATCGGATTTCTCCACAAGTCACGTGGGAGTGCGGCATGTCCCACTGACAGCAGAGGGGACAGAAGCGCAGGGAGGGCTGCTCTACCCGCGGCAGCGGATGAGGGTAAGGGGCGGCTCCCACCGGGATGATCGACCGTGCCGTCCACCGTTCCAGCTCCTTGACTCGCTCCTCCAGGCTCTGCAGCCGCTCTTCAACGCTCTTGTCGTTCATGGCCGCTTCCCCGCCGGCTGGTCGCCGTTCTTGGCCCGCAGCGCGGCATCGGCCTGCCACTCCGGGTTGACGGTATCGATAGTGAAGAGCGCCGTGGATTGGAAGTAGGCCGAGCCCACGCCCAGCAGCCCATCCGGGGCGCGGCCCGTCCACAGCTCGAAGGGGCTCGTGCGCGTGAAGCTCCAGGCGTTGGGCACGCGGAAGCGCACCTTCGTGGGCGTCCAGGCGATGATCGGCGCGCAGCCGGCGGTCGGGAAAAACAGGATGCCCGACGGCCCGAGGTTCGGTCCCAGCAGCCACAGCTCGACGCCTGAAGCCGCGTGCGTCACCGGCTGCCCGCTCGTGTCGCAGATCGTCGGCACGGCCGGCGTCGGCGGTGCCGGCGTGGGCGTGGGCGTGGGAGTCGGAACAGGCGTGGGCGTGGGAGTCGGGACAGGCGTAGGCGTAGGAGTAGGAGTCGGCGTCGGCGTCGGGATGGGAGTAGGAACGGGCGGCGGCGGCACGGGCGTGGGGATCGGGACCGGGATCGGCGCGATGACGAAGCTGCCCTTGCCGCTGATCGCCCAGCTCGTCTTGCCGGCGGTGAGCGTTACCGGACCGCTCCACTGGTATTCATGCCCGGAGACGGCGACCAGGAATGACAGCGAGGCGGTGACGGTCGTCAGAGAAGCCGGCGGCCTGGGCGTCACCGTGCCCGTGCCGGAGAGGCTGCGAACGTTCTCCGTGCCGACGGGCGTGAACGTGACAGTGGCCTGAAACATGCCGGCAGCCGGCACGGCCACGGCTATCGGCGCGCTGAAGCTGCCGAGCGCGTGGGCGGTGCGGGCGCAGGCCAGCAGCAGCAGCGCCGCCAGGGCGATAGCGAACAGTGTCCTCATCTTCTCTCCTTGCGTTTCCCTGCGGCACTTTGCTTGATGACTTACGTTTTTCGTGCCTGGGGTTACTTGATAAACCTGTTTGCTTGATAAACCTGTTTGCTTGATAAACCTGTTTATGGGGTGAGGCGATATTCGTAGGTGAGCCACTTCAGTTGGCGGTCCAGGCGGCTCATGACCGCCTGCATCTCCTGGTTGTCCACGTGCGTCGCACCGCTGATGACCGGGATGCCCTTCTCGCGGGCGACGCCGATCAGCTCGTCCCAGAGCGCGCGATAGACGCCCGCGCGGCGGCGATCCGGGCGCACATAGCCAATCTCCAGGTCGAGCTTGTTTTTCCAATCGACGGTCTGGTAGATTATCAGGCCAATCGATTCGCCGTCCTCTACGGCCAGGAGCGCATGGCTGTTCCAGTTTGCCCCGCAGCAGCACTCCTCCAGCCAGCCGCGGAGGCGCAGCCCGTTCAACGCCTCCAGCGCCAGGTAAACCGCGCGCGGCTCTTTGGCGAGGGTTTCGATCCGTTCGATGGTCAACTAAGACTCCTCGTTCGGCACGAACCGCCCCTTGACGATCCGGCCCAGCACCCGCGACTGGACGCGCTCGACGGCCATCAGCGCCTCCTGCTCCGGCGTCAGCGGCTTGGCAGGCGGCGAGGGCGGGGGAGGCTTCAGGATCGCTTCCAGAGCCTCGGTATACTCCTCGACGGCCGCCGCCCATTGCTGGACAGCGAACCCCACATAGAGCGGCTTCCGGTCCCGCAGCGCGGCGCGGATGCTGTAGTGCGCCGTCCTCAACATCTCGTAAGAGCGGCCGAGTTGGTCCAGCAGCTCGCGTTTTTCCATCACGCCTTCCCGTTCTTCGCGTGCCGGCTGGCGTTGGCCTTCCACGCGACGAGTTCCGCATCGCTCATCATGACGCGGCTTCCGCCGTCACCCCCGCCCGCGTCCGGTCCGCCGCCCGCCGCAGCCGGCGGCGCCTCGGGCGGCGCCTCGGTGGCCAGGTTCGGCAGCCGCGCGTCGATCTGCTCCGCGTCCAGCGTCGCCAGCTCCGGCCGCAGCTCGCGCGCCATGTCGTACTGATCATAGACGCCCAGGCGGAAGAGGGAGAGGCAGTTGGTGATCTGGCTGGCCCGGCCGGACTCATCGAAGAAGCGGGCGCGGCTGGTCTCGGCGGTGTCCAGCAGCGTGGGGTCCGGCCACTCGAGCTCGAACTCCCGGTCGCCGCCGACGAGCCGCTGCCGGAGGTCGATCAGATAGCGCAGCTCCTCATCCAGCTCGGTGCGGATCTGCCGGATGTGCGAGGAGAGCAGCGCGGCCTGCACGGCGGACATCCGCTCCGTGGTGCTCCACTGCAAGCCGAACGCCATCGGCGGGATCCCGGTCGCCGCGCAGATCTGCTCCTCCAGCGAGCGCACCGGCGCCCCGAAGTCCAGCGCCTCGCCATCCGCGCCGATCACCGTCACCGTCACCTTGCCGGCGCTGAAGAAATCCTGGATGCTGTTGCTGATGCCGCCCTGAAGGCTGGCGTTGAACTGGTTGGTGAGCCCATCGACGAACGCCTGCGCTTTGGTGCCGGTGGGATCCGGGAAATCAGCCGGCGGCTCCCAGTTGACGTGATAGCGGGGCGTGCCGAACCGCTCCCAGGTGCTGCCCAGGGATTTGGTCATCTTGATGAGGATCTCCGCCATGAACGGCATACTCCAGAGGAGTGAGGTGCCGTTGGGGTCGTCCTCGCGCATCGAGTGGTAGGCCGAGAGCGTCAGGAGCTGCGGCAGCACCACCGGCGCGCCGGCCAGCGCCTGGTTCTGGACGATGAGGACCGAGTAGCGATCAACGCTCGGGCGCAGCGCGATGGTCTTCGGATGGATCTGCAGCAGACCGTAGACGTCGGAGTGGTCGTTGTTCAGCACGATCTCGCTGTGCGCTCGGCCGTAGGTGAGCATGTTGTCCGCGAAGTTGCCCAGCCAGTTGCTAAAGCCCGTCTGCACGCGGTTGACGTGCAGGGTCGCGAGCCATGCCTCGATCTCGGCAGCCGTGTCATCATCGGCTTTGATCGTCGGCACACTGACGAACTGGACCATCTTGACGATGGCGGCGTCGAGAAGGGGCAGCGATTCGCGGCAGGCGCGATAGAGACCGTAGTTCTGCGTGAGCGGCACCCGGCCGAACGGGTTGATCGCGATCTGCTGGTAGATCCCGCCCAGCGCCCAGGAGGGGACGGCTGTCGGCTGGCTGATCCGCACGGGCGGCACGAACCGGTCCGGGTTCGCGGGGTTGTCCGGCGCTTTGGTGGCAGGAGAATCAGCGCGTTTGAACGGCCACATGCAGAGCGTCTCCAGAGGGGGGCGTTGGACAGCCGCTGACCCGGCATGATTGCCCGGCTGTCCGCGGTCCATGATTGTTTGTCGGCACCATCGCAAACAAACTACAGCCTGGTTGCCGAGCGGCAAGAAAAAGAGGAGGAAGGACGGCGAGGAGGCTTATTCGGTGGCTTCCAGCGCCTCGCGCAGCGCGGGACCGCCCGGCCCGTTTTCGCCCCAGTAGTCCAGGTGCTCGCGGATGGCGCTTTCCAGCCGGCGGTTGCGCTCCACCTCGCGGCCGCAGCGATAGGCTTCGGCGTTGAACAACCGCCGCAGCCGGTCACGCTCGGCGGTCACGCGGCGCAGCTCGTCGAGGGGCGCGAGCAGCTCAACCACCTCGGCGTGCAGAACCGCGAACTCGGCCAGCTCGTCGAGGGCGATGGAGGAGGGGGCGGCATCGCCGAAGCCCAGCACCCGCGCCAGGCGGAGAAGACGGTCGAGCTTGCGGGCCGCCAGGGCGCTCTCTTTCAGCGGCGCCGACATGCGTCCTGTTCCCGCCGGAGGACGCTCATCATCTCCTCCAGCCATAGGGGCAGGCTTTCCGGATCCAGCGCGGCCATGGCATGGATCAGGACGCGCGTGAAGGCGTCATGGACGGCGGCGAGAAGGCTAATATCCACCTCCTCGGGAGCCAGGCTAAGCGAGATACCCGGGAAATTCAGCTCAAGCGGAGGGAGGGGATCGCTCATCGCCACGGCACTCCGCAGTGCAGGCAGTAGGGATCATCCCGCCAGGTGAGCGCGCGGCAGGCGGGGCAGCGCGTCAGCGCGTGTTGGGGCAGGGAGGCGCGGCGCCAGCCCCGCCGCAGGGCGCGTTCGAGCCAGGCCAGGAGACGCATCACATCTCTCCGTGCGCGCTCTTCAGCTTCAGCAGCTCGCTGGTCAGATCGTTCTGCCGCGCGAACAAGAGCTTGACGCTGGCCTCCAGGTAGCCGAGCCGATCCGCCAGGTTCTTCAGCGCCACCAGGTCCGTCTCCGCCGCCAGCATCGGCACGAGCACCGGTTTGGAGGGCTGCTCCTCCACGCGTTTCATCTTGTCGGGCATTGTCTCTCCCTGCCTGCGCTTGATTCAACTCCGGTCGATATACCCCGCCGTCGCGGCAGCAGTGAGCACCGCTTCCAACGCCGCGCGGCTCTCCTCACATGCGGACGATTCGAGCACTTGTTCGTGAAGATAGCGCAGCAGCAGGTCACTCGCCCTGGCAACCCTCTGCAGATGCCCCAGGAGGTCATTGCGCTCGTTGGCCAGCCGGCGAATAACGCCAGCATCATCCTCGATCATTTTCAGCCGCCCGGCCGCGTCGTCGGGGACGCGTCTCGCTTCCAATTGCAGCATCAACCGCTTGTCAGCCATCAATTCTCCTACCACCATCCGAAAAGAACGCCCGTCGCCCAACAGAAGACAGGCCATCCAAAAATACCGAAGACGGGGGCGTAGGGCTCGCCCCGACGACTGCTCCAGAGACTGGCCAGGTTATCAATGAGCGCGATGCCGGCAAGAATCACTGCTCCCCACTGATGACCGCTCACCGCTGCTCCTCTACCATGGCAATCCCTCTCCCTGCGGCCGGCTGTGCTCGCTCCAGCGATCCACCTCGCGCGGCGGCCCGGCCTTCACCACCGGCGTAAAGCCGCCCAGGTTCGCCGCGAAACACAGGGCCAGCGCGTCGGCGCGGTCGGGAGACGACCAGGACAACCCGGTGCCGCGCTGCTTTCGCATGTCCTCTTTCGAGATGAGCTTCCGTTTGCCCTTCGGCGTGTAGGTGTACGTCAGGGCGGTAAGCTGGTCGACGAGGAGCTGATCGTCGGCCGGGATCTGGATCGAGCCGTCCCGGAACCGCTCGGCCAGGTCCACGAAGATCTCGGTGCGCAGGTTGTCATACTCATCGGGAGCGATCACCGCTCGCTCCCCCACGTTGACGCCCGTCACCGGCAGGCCCGCCGTCTCCAGCGCACCGACAATCCCCCAGCCCATCCCCACTTCATCGACCTTGATGAGCGACGGGTTCCACTGCCGCGCCACCGCCGTGATCCGGCCGACGAGGGCCATCGGCTCCAGCTTGCGGAGATAGACGGCATCCACCACCCGGTTGCCCTGGCGCACGTAGATGACGCTCTCATCGGTACCGTAGCCGGCCACGTCCACGCCCAGCTCGCACGGCTGGCCGGGCTCGATCTCGCGCTGCTGCGCGGCCTCCGTCCAGACGAGCGAGAAGAGCGCGTTGTCCCCCTGCGGCGGGAACTGGCCCAGCACGCGCACCTGATACATCACGCTGTCGTCGCCCCACTCGCGCCGCCGCTCCTCGGCCCAGCCCGCGGGCAGCAGGTGCTCCGGCACGTCGCTGGCCTGGATGTGGAAGCGGCGGTAGAGGGAGGAGCGAAAGCTCTCGTAGAACGTGCCGGCGGGGTGGTTGGGATTGCCCAGGAGCAGGAGGCGCGCGTTCGGTCCGGTGAGGATGCCTTCCACCGCCTGGTAAATCTCCTCGTCCACGCCGGACGCCTCATCGACCAGCACGAGGATGTTCTTTTCGTGCCAGCCCTGGAAGCGGACGGGATCGTTGGTGGAGAGGCCGATGGCGCGCTGCGCGAGGGAGACCGAGAGATTCATCGTGGAGAGCGTGCCGGGCAGTCCGGCCGCGCGGTGCCGGGCGCCGATCTCCTTCCAGAGCACGTCTTTGACCTGGCGGGCGGTGGGCGCCGTCGTGATGACGAGCGAGGGCTGATAGCAGTGCAGCCACCAAAGGGTGAGGCAGCCCGCCAGCCAACTTTTGCCGGAGTTGTGGCAGGAGCGCACCGTGGTCCGCGGATGCGCGGCCACCGAGCGCATGATCTGCTCCTGGCGCTGCCACGGATCGACCTTCAGCACCTCGCGGGCGAAGGCGACGGGCTCATTTTGATAGTGGGAGAAATCAGTCGCCGGGCTCGTCTGCTGCCGCTGGAGCAGCCGCCGGGCTCGCTCCGCCCGCGCCAGCCGCAGATAACGCTCGTTCAGCTTCGGCGATGTAGGCATCCAGCTCGTTGTCTTTCATAGCGGCGAAGCGCAGCTCGTGCTTCACCACGTCGCCATAGCGATCCGGCCGCTTCACGGTCAGCAGCCACTGCGCCGCGCGCCAGTCGGTGATCGTGTGGCGATGGATCACCTTGAGGAGATTGGCCTCGTTTTCCGACCGGGCTTTATGAAGCTCCTCGGAAAAGCCAGCGTAGGGCGCTCTGCGCGTCTTCGCTAGCTTGAGCCAGTGATAGAGCGTATCCTCATGGATTCCCGCCTCGCCGGCCGCCGCTTCCTGGCTGTTTCCCAGGGCTACGCTGTCACAGATCTGCTTCTGCACCTCTGGCGTCAGCTTCGTCGGTCGCCCCATCTACTCGATCTCCCCCACCGTCATGATCACCTGCTCCCGGTCCTTCCACTCCTTGGAGGGCGCCTGATGGATCCAGATCACCCTAACGATCTTCGGCCCATCATCCGGCAGCAACTGCCCCTCGCTCTCGTAGGGACAGCCGCGATCCGTCAGCGCATCCAGCATGGCCTTCATCGCTTCGGTGATCCCCGCCAGGGCCGCTGCCACCTCCTGCGAAGTGCCCCGCGAGAGTTCATCGCAGATCTTCTTCTGCAGCTCCGGCGTGAGCTTACTCGGACGGGCCATCGATCTCCCCCACGGTCATGATCACCTGTTCCCGGTCCTTCCACAGCCGGGCGATGTGCAACTCTATCGGCGCGTAGGAAACCATCGCCGCGTTGTCATCCGGGAGTAGCTGATCGTGGTCCTCATACAGCGAGCCCCGGTCGGTCAGCGCATCGACCATGGCCTTGAGCGATCCGGATGCCTGCAGGTTATCGCGGTCCATCGTTCGGGCGCGGCAGATCAGGAAGCGGATCTCCACGGGCGGCACGAGCCGCGGCCGTCCCGCTTTCTCCCACGCATCCCAGGTTTTCGCCTTCCAGTCGCGGACGAGTTTCGCGCGGGCCTGGCGATGCAGCCGCGCGTTCGGGCTGAGCTCGGCCGGATCGCCAGGGATGGTGAGGGTCACGGAGCGGCTCATCGGATCTCCTCGAACGGCAGCAGCGGCTGCCTGGCCCGCCGCTTCGCCTCCCGGTTCTGCTTCTGCACGGCCAGGTGGTGCCTTCTATCCCAGGAAAGATGGCACCGATTGCAAAGCATTCTCAGATTGGTCTCGTCGCAGTTGGCCGGGTCGCTGTCCCACATATGCGCGCACGTCAGGACAACGCGGCTCCCCGTCTCCGGGTGCGGCTCATGATTCTTCGCGCGGCACAGAGGATGCTGCGGTGTCCCCTCACAACATCCGCCCGACCGCTCCAGGATCCGCGCCCGAATGCTCTCCCAGTCCTTCGGATAGAGCGCCCGCTTCGCCTTCGTCCACGCCACCACGCACCTCTACTGCTGCCCCTCTTCGTTTTTGGCCCGCGCTGCCCGCCGGCTACACGTCGCCCCGCGCCTGCCGGTCGATCAGCTCCTTGAGCCCGAACCGCAGGCTCGCGCCCTCGGCGTAGGTCGCCGCCGTGGCAATCGCCGGCAGCCAGCTCTCGCCCATCGCGCCAGCCCGCGCCGCCAGGCTCTCCAGGTAAAGCCGCTCCGTGTCGGTCAGCGGCCGGTCCGGGTCCGGCGCCGGCCGCTCCGGGCCGCCCGCCTCGCGGCGCCCCGTCTCCCGCCAGGGGGTCGCCGTGATCTCGGGGGGCGCGTCGCTCTCCGAGTCCAGCATCAGGGTCTCCACCCGCTCCCAGTAGCGTTTCAAATCAGCCTCCTATTTCCACGTCCCGAACCGGTCCATCAGCCAGCGCATGACGCGCCCCCGCGCCCGGTCGTCCAGCCCCTGGATCTGCCGCACCAGGTCCGCCATCACCGCCAGCTCCGCGTCCTCGGGCACCACTGGCTCCATCCGCACCACCTCCGGCCAGTAGGGGCGCGGAGCCCGCTCCTGATCGACGTACGGCACCTGCGCCTCCTCCTCTTCCTCCTCTCCCATTGGATCGGCCAACGGCGCGCGCCCATTCGCCGGCACCGCCGCCAAGACCAGCGGCACCCGCTCCGCCGGCTCGATGCCCAACGCCGCCGCCCGCGCCAGCACCTCGCCCTTCGGCCGCT